TCGCCAATGGCGGCAAGACCCGCGACATCACCAAGGTCTCGGACGCAGGCCCGCACCGCTATGGCGAAGAGCCGCTAATCCGCGCCGAGGGCGGCCGGATCGGCCGCGCCAAAGGCGGGCGCGCCAAGGGCAAGACCGTCGTCAACGTCATCGTCGGGGGCAAGGGCGATCAGCAGCAACAGCCGCCGCCGCATCCGATGATGATGCCGCCTCCCCCGCCGCCCATGCCGCCGCCGCAGGCCGCTCCTCCTCGCCCGCCGATGCCGATGCCGCCCCCGGGGGGCATGCCGGGAGCGCCGGGAGCGGCTGGACCTCCAGGGCCTCCTGGCGGCGGCCTGCCTCCTGGGATGCCTCCTCCGGGCCTCGGTCGCGCGCGCGGCGGCCGGATCAGCGAGAAGTTCGGCGCGGGCTCTGGCCGCGGCCGACTTGAGAAGACCAAGCGCGAGAACAGCGGAAAGGTGAAGTTGGCGGAATGATCAGCGAGCGAGAGATGATGGAACCGAATCGACCGCTGACCTTCGGCGAGAAGGCCGTCGGCCTCACCTTCAATCCCTCGGGCGATCCGAAGGTGACCAAGCTCAAGCAGCTGTACGCGGAGATCATCGACATCTGCGACGAAGGGCGCTCGCGCGCCGACGCGACGCACGAGTCGGCACGACTCTATTCGATCGCCATCACCGAGGCGCAGGGCGCGCAGATGTGGAGCGTCAAGGCGGCGACGTGGCGCGAATGAGTGAGCTGGGCGACCGACTACGCGAGGCGGCGGACCTCTGCGACCAGAACCAGAAGATGACGTGCGTGGGCATCGTCGCCAAGCCCAATGAAACAGTCGTCCTCACATACAGCGAAACCGAGGACGATCCCGAGCGCCAAGTCGCGCGCGGAATCTATCACGGGATCGCCGCCGACCCCGTCGATCGCGGCTATCAGCCGTTCGCAGAAGATGTCGATGAGGAGCGCTCGTAATGGACGCGATGTCGGTCTTCGTCGCCCGCAAGCTGGTCGAGATGATCGACGAAAAGGAGCGCGCCATGCTGCGCCCGCTCATCCAAGGCGCGGCGGTCGACTTCCCCGACTACAAGAAACGCGCCGGTTACCTCGAAGCTCTCGGGCATGTGCGCGAGTGGATCGAGAAAATCAACGCCGAAGAAGACGATCAAGGAAGAGGCCCCTTTGCCCGCGCATCATAGACTTCGAACCATTCACGTTGAGGACCCTCGCGAGGTCATCTGGACCTCGGTCGGCAAAGAACTCGATCTTGTCGAGCCGATGAACCAGCAAGTGCTGATCGCGCTCTACATCCGACCCGCCACGCGCACCGCGAGCGGCCTGGAGATCGCGGAAGAGGCGATCGACGAGGACCGCTACCAGGGCAAGATCGGCATGGTTCTCAAGAAAGGGCCGCGCGCCTTTGTCGACGACGGCCCGGTGCAGTTTCACGGCCAGGATGTCGCGCCCGGAGATTGGGTGGTCTACCGGGCGAGCGACGGACTCAAGGGGATGATCGGCGACCGGGAGGTCCGCTTCATCCCTGACGTCTACATCAAGGCGAAAATAGACCATCCTGACGCGGTGTTCTAATGGCGCGAGTTACGGACGACCCAGAGCAGCAGACGCCTTTCGGCGCGCTCATCGACGAACCGGACGCCGACGTTCCGCCCGAGGAACGACTTGACGCGAGAACCGTCATCATCGGCGACGAGACTGTCCGCAGAGGCGATAAGAAGCCGGAGTCGCGCGCGAACGGCGGCCGGGGCGGCGAAGGCGGCCTTGAGTCGCCGATGCGCGCCTCGCCGGAGCCTGCTGCAGAGGACGAAGGCGTCACCGAGCTGAAGCGCCAGCTCTCGAACCAGCAACAGACGACCGCGCGCCTGCAACAAATCGCCCAAGCCGAGCACAGCGCGCGCCTTCAGGCCGAGCGCGGCCTCAACCAGACCAACGTCTCGATGGTCGATCAGGCGATCGAATCGGCGAAGCGCGATTCCGAACAGGCCCGACAGTATTTCCAAGGCGCACTCGATCGCGGCGATCACAAGGGCGCCTCAGAAGCCCAAATCATGATTTCGGATGCGCGCGCCAATCTGCTGCGCCTGATGGAAATGCGGGAAGGCGTTGCGCAGGAGCAGCCGCGTCAGCAACCGCAGCCGCAGCCGCGCCAAGAGTACACGCCGCCGCCACCCGATGCTGGCGCGCAAGTACAAATGAACGTCCAAAACCTCTCGGCTCATCTCGACCGGACGGGTTACCCGAAGAGCGCCGAGTGGATCAGAAGCCACCCCGACATGGTCCGAGACAGAGCGGCGATCAACAAGGTCCAAGGCGTGCACGAGTACGTCGAAAAGACGCTCGGCCTCATTCCCGAAACCGAAGCCTATTTCGACAAGCTGGAAGATCTGCTTGGCGTGGGCGAACAACGCGACATGCAGCGAGAATTGCCAATGAACACCAGACAGGGTCAGCGCGCGGCTCAGCAACGCAGCATGGGCGCTCCAACGCGCTCCGAGGCCCCGAGCTATCGCACCGGCCAGACGCGCGGCCAGCGCGTCGCTCTCACCGCTCGACAGCGCGAGCACGCCCGTGATGTCCTCGGCATGAGCGATGAGGAATACGCCGCCGAGCTGCTCGATGCGCAGGGGCGCGGCAAAATGTTGGGAGCCCGATCATGACCGATCGCAGTGGCGGCGACGAACATCTGTCCTTCATGGGCTCCGCCAACGGACGCCAAGGCGTCCGTGACGAGGAGGAGGCCCGCCCGGGCTACATGGATCACATGGAGCGCGCGCGGCGCAGGATCTCCGAGCTGCGCGCCCAGTACGGCGACCTCGACGACGAGGACAGCGACGTCTATCTCGACCGCTTCTACGCCGAAGCGCCTCCCGGCTGGACCTACGAATGGAAGACCCACACGGTCTTCAACAAGCAGTTCCCGCACTACACAAATCAGCTGCTTCGCAGCGGCTGGGCGCCGGTCCCGGCGAGCCGCCATCGCGAACTCCTTTACCCTGAGTACACGGACGAGTCCGTCATCCTCGAAGGACTGATGTTGATGGAGCGGCCCAAGGAGTTGACAGAACGGCGCAGAATGCGCGAACGTATTAAGGCCACCGATCAGGTGCGTAATTCTGAGGCGAAGTTAGTCGAGGCGCCCGCCGGTACAGCGCCCCGCGATCAGCACCGGAAGACGCAACCGCGGGTGGGGTCCACCGTCGGTCCCATTGGCGTTCCCGACTAGGCGGTAGGTGAGGGTGCGGCGCTCGTGCCCTCGCTTGAAAGCGATCAAGTCATCGTCCGGCGCTCGGTGATGACGACCCCGAAACCCCGCAATCTGCGGAAGGGATCGTCTCGCCATGCCCAACCCCAACGCCCCCTTTGGATTCGCTGATAGCCATCGGCTCGGCGCCGCCGTCAATTATCAGATGGCGAAGCGCTGGATCGCGGCTGCCAATCCCACGCCAATTTTCACTGGCGACCCCATCGTTCAGCTCTCGACCGGCTACATCGCCCAGGCGGCCCCCGGCGTGACGCAGATCGGCGGCATCTTCGTCGGCTGCGAGTACATGTCGGTCTCGCAGAAGAAGTGGATCGCCTCCCCTTGGTGGCCCGGGAACGACGCGGTCGCCTCCGGCTCCGGCTTCGACGTTCACGCGAAGATCATCGACGATCCGCTGACCGTCTTCAGAGTTCAGGGCAACGGCCAGATCACGCTCGCGATGATCGGCATGAACGGCCAGTTTGCGATCGGCTCCGGCAACTCGGTAACTGGCAAATCGGGCGCGACGCTCGACGTCGTCACCAGTCCGCCAGCCGTGACCGCCACCTTCCCATTCCGCATCGTCGACCTCGTCCGCGATCCGCCAGGGAGCGCCGGCGCCGACCCGACGAGCGCCTACAACTGGGCCTACGTGACGTTCAATAACCAAGATTACAAATCCCTAACGGGCATCTGAGAAGGGAGATAGACAATGGCCGTCTCAGTCGCCCAGGCTTATGACCTGCTTTTCCCTGGCCTCCGCAAGGTAGCCGGACAGTATAAAGACATCGACCGGATTTATCCAAAAATCTATAAGGTCGATAAGTCCTACATGTCCGTGGAGCGCACCGCCTCGATGCGCTACCTCGGCCTTGCCGCCCTGAAGAATGAGGGCGGGCCGACGACGTTCGACAATCAGGCTGGCGAAAGGTACGTCTATAACCAATACCACAAGGAGATCGGGCTCGGTTATGCTTTCACCAGAAAGATGATCGACGATAATCTCTACAAGAGACAGTGGCAACCATCGAACCTTGGTCTTCAGAAGTCGTTCAATCAGACCAAGGAAATCTACGGGGCCTATCCCCTGAACATGGCGACCGTCTACGATCCCACCATCCTGGGGGATCAGCAGCCGCTTTGCTCGCTCAACCATCCGATCGACACGGGCGTCGTCGCCAATCGATTCCCGGTCGACATGGACCTCAATGAGGCCTCGCTCCTCAACGCGCAGGCCTCGATTCGCGGCCTCTTCCGCGACAATGCAGGCCTCCGCATGCAGGCCCGCGCCCGCAAGCTCGTCGTTCCGATCGCGCTTGAGCCTATTGCGATCAGGCTTCTGCGCACTGTTCTTCGCCCCGGAACGTCAGACAATGACATCAATGCGATCCCTGAGACGTCAGGAGGCATTCCTGATGGTCATCTGGTGCATGATTACCTGACCTCGCCGACCGCATGGTTCGTCATGACAGATCAGGAAGGGTTGCTCTACTTGCAGAGAGTGTCATTTGAACTCGACATGCAAGTGGATTTCACTTCAGACAACTTGCTTGTCAAGGGATATGAGCGCTACTCATTTGGCTACTTCGACTTCAGAGCTTTGTGGGGCAGCTTCCCGACACAATGATAGGTGACTAGACTATGGGAGCCTCTGTCTCATCTGGGCCGGTCATCGCTCTAGGAGGCCTAACTGGCGCTCCCAGCGGACAGCAGCCCGCCGAATACTCGCAGCAGATCGGCCCTTCGATCTTCTGGAACGGCATCGCTATTCCGTGCGGCCGAGCGAATAAGGACAACATCAACCCAGGCGCCGTCCCGGCGATCTATGGCGCGTTCCCGATCCAGACGATGAACTCGCTCCCTGTCGCTGGCGGGGCGACGCTGGCGAGCGCAGCGGCTGCCGCGTCCGGCGTAGCCCTGACGAATACAGCCACTTTCGCCCCGGGCATTGCGCCGGGGACTCAAGCTGTGGTGGGCGGCGTCACAGTGAACACCGCCGTCGGCCTCGACATCGTGGTCGACAAGGCTGCGGCGACGTTGAACAGCAATGTCCTCACGCTGGCGACGCCCGCGAACATCTGGCGCTATGCCAAGGGGCAGTGGCTTGCGGTCGCCGGAGCTGGACCCGGAACCTCGACGCTATTCGGCCAGATCACGGCGCTCGGGACGACGGTCAACGGCCTGATCACGCTCTCCACCTACGCGGCTGGCGCCCAGGCCGCCGCCGAGATCGGGCTCACGAATCGCTACAGCCTGTACGACTATGGCAACCCGGCTCCGACTGGCGTTGCCCACATGGCGGCCGGCGGCATGGGCCGCTTCCTCATCCCCGAATGTGCCACGGCGCGCGGCGTTGGGATCACGGGCGTTACGGGCGGAACGGGCGGCCCGGTACTGGTCCGCGGCCTCGACGTCTTCAATCAGCTGCAGACCGAGATCATCCAGGCCGCGGCTGGCGCGGCCACTACCTACGGCAAGAAAACCTACGGCGTGTTCATCGATGCCACGCCGCAGTTCAACGACAATCACGCCTACACCGTGGTCACGTCGGATCTGATCGGCCTGCCGATCTCCGTTCTGCCGAACGCGCCAGCGCCGGTCGTAACCTTTGCGGGAGCGGCCTACGCTGGAGCGGTGACCCAGTTCGCGGATCTCACCAATCCCGCGACGACGTCGACCGGCGACCCTCGCGGCGCCATCCAAATGTCGACGAAAGGGCCAAACGCTGGCGCAACCGGCGCGGGTCCTACTGGAGCTGGCGTTCTCTCAATCACTCAGACCATCTCGGCGCTTGCGGCGATCTCGGCTAGCGTATTGAATCCCGGCCCGCTATTCGGTGTTCCGCCAGTCTGATTGGAGGCTTCGATGCGAGGCGAAACTGATCGCGAATGCAGAGCTGCCGGCGGCGCTCTCAAGAAACAGTCCGCGAAGAATGTCGTGCGCGAAGCGAAAGGCGCTCACCCGAAGAACGAGCCCGACGGCACGCTGTCGCGCGGCGGAGGTCCGATCTTCCGCAAACGCGGCGGCAAGATCCCGCCCTCGTTCCTCGAAGGCGCAGATGAGCCGGAAGGCCGCGCTCGGGGCGGCCGGACCAAAAAGCAACTTGGCGGCCAGATCGCGCCGATTGCCGGCGTCGGCCAGAGACCCGGCCTGGGACGTCCCGTGCGCGCGCGCGGCGGCGGCGTCGGCGCCGACCTCCATCCCAAGACCCATGACGCGGGCGCCGGCCCCAAACAGCGAAAGATCATGCCTGAATCGGAAAAGATTCCGTAACTCGGAGAGACGCCCAGCGGAACTTCCTTTTGGAGTTCAATCGGGCCAGCCCAGGCCAGTCTTTCACACGGGGCGTCATATCCGAACGCCGCCCTCTCATTTGGGGGCGGCGTTTTTCTTAGGAGGCGCACATGGGTCTGCTTGAGATCATCTATGTCGTGATCATGATCTTGCTGTTGGTTGGGGTCTTTGGTTCGACTGCCGCACCGAACCAGTTCCCATGGTGGCCGACAGCGAACCCCATCGTCTACTTCATCCTGTTCGTCATCATCGGGCTGGTTATCTTCGGCGGCGCCAGAATTATTGGCTAGGTCCCTCGGTCGAGCTGGAAGGAAAGGCGATGCGTCCGATCACAGTCTCCGTAGGCCCGAACGCAGCCGCAGCGACACCGTCGAATATGGTTCGTCTCGACGAGTGGGCTGACGCGCCAGTCGGCATCCAAGTCTCGGCTCAGGGGACAGTGAATTTCACCGTCCAGCATAGCTTCGACGATCCGAATGACCTCATCAGCCCGGTCCCCCTTGGCTCGATGTTCTGGGATACGGGGTTGGTCCCTGCGGGGGCTATTGGCGGCACGGCGGGGATCACGTTCTCGATGGCGACCGCGCCGCTGTGGATGCGGATCATGATGAACTCGGGCACGGGCTCGGCCAAGATGGTGGTGACGCAATACAACGTCGTCGAGGGATGACATGCGCGCCATCACCGCCAACGTGAATCCGAGCACGACGCAGGCGCTGGTGCGCTTGGACAACTTCGCGACGGCGGTCCTCGGCGCCGCGATTGTCGTCTCGGGCGGCGCTGCGTTCGCGCTCGTTCATTCGAGCGACGATCCTTGCGATCTCGTGAATCCGGTCCCGCTCGCGAACATGGCCTGGGATAATTCGCTTCTGCCACTCGCCGCGCAGAGCGGCAGCGCGAGCATCACCTTTCAGACCATGACATCGCCGCTGTGGTTCCGGCTCACGCTGACGAACGGCGTCGGCGCCGTGCGCGCGACGTTCCTTCAGGTCGGCGAGCACTCGCACTCAAACATCAGCTCGGGGCAGTTCGCGCCGCCTAAGCTCGCTGCGGCGGCGATTCCAGGCACCAACATTGGGGCAATGCCATGATAAATTCGACGCTTGAGATCCTTCAGGGCGATTATCAGATCAGCGAGACGCACGGCGCGGTCGGGGCGCTCTCCGTTCACATTGCCGGCGATGATGGCGGGTGGATAGTGGCCGACTCGATTGGTCCTCCGATTTCGGAGGCGATTATCTGGGCGGCGGGCCATGATAGCGCTTACGCTGCGAGCGGCGCGATAGTCCGTCTCGACTTTCCGCTGAAGAAGGGTCTCTGGCTTCGCGTTCCGCTTGACGCGGTGTGCTCGATCTCGTGGGACGGGGCGTCGGCGGAGCAACAACCCACATGAGTAGCGATCCTTGGACAATCCTGAATATTCCCCAAGCCACGTGGATGAGTGGCACCTTTGTGCCGACGCCAGCGCAGTGGGATACTCTATTCGTCGCCAAGGCGGATCATAGTGAGCTTTCCAGCTACGCTCCGCTTCTCTCCCCGGCTTTCAATGGGTCTCCAACTTCACCAACCCCGGGAGTGGGCGACAGCTCCGGCAACATAGCCACCACGTCGTTCGTCGCCGCAAGTTACGCTCCGCTCGCCAGCCCGACCTTCACCGGAACCGTGTCGATCCCTGGCGCGATCACCGGAAGCAATGCAGCGGCAGGGAAGGTCGGCGAGTTCGTCAGCGCCTTCCTTGTCGCAGCCAACGCAGTCGCGATGACGACCGCGACCCCGATGAACATTCTTTCCCTCGCCCTCTCTCCCGGCGATTGGGACGTGCAAGGCAACGGGTTGTTCACTGGTACGGCCTTGCCGACCGCTTTCTCTGTCTGGCTCAACACGGTTTCGGCGGCGTTGCCAGCGGCCTCCGCGAACGGAATGCCGCTGCGTTTGTCACCCGTGACCATGAACGGCCCCGGCGGCGGCCCGACCGGACAATTGCGGGTCAACACCGCCGCTGCGACGACCGTTTATTTAAGCGCGCAGGGCACTTTTCCGTCTGGCACTATGGCCGGTTATGGCGCGATCACCGCACGGCGGATGCGATGAACCCATCGAGCATCGGCGCATTTGTCATCGGGGCCTCGCAGATCGGGGGGTCTGCTGCTGTCGTCACTCAGCCGGCTCAACCGTCAAACCCGAGCGGCACATACAATTTCTTCCCGAGCCTCGGAGAGGTGACGCTCAACGCGCTCTCGCGCGTCCGGATTCGCGGACCGATGGTGCTGGCCGAGCATCTGCATCAGGCGTGGATGGAAGCGAATCTTTTGCAAGTCGAGTGGTCGAACAAAGGCCCGAACCTCTGGAAGGTGACCGAGCTAGAGTTCGACACCAAAATCGGGGTTCCGACCTATCCGCTGCCCTCGACCATGATCATGTGCCTCAACGTGACGATCGGCATCAGCGATCCGCCGAACGAGCAAGAGCTGACCATCACGCCGATGACGCGGCAGGAATACACGATGCAGCCGAATAAATTGCAGCAGGCGCGGCCGACGTCCTTTTGGTACGACCGCACGATCGCGCCGACGATCACGCTCTGGCCGACGCCCAACATGGTCTATCATGTCCATGTCTGGAGCTTCGGCCAGCAAATGGATGCGGTCATGCGCGGCCAGAGGCAGCTCGACGTGCCTTATCGCTGGCTCGATGCGGCGGCGGCTGGGCTCGCCTATCGGCTGGCGATCCACTACGCCCAGGATCTCGAAGGGCAGCGCAAGGTGCAGTCTGACGAGGCCTACAAAGGCGCCGCGACGCAAGACACCGAAGACGGTTCCATCTACCTTCTGCCGATGATCCAGGGCTATTACGATTGAGGTGAGCCATGCGCGAGCCATGCTGTCGACTTCGTAGGGCGCTTGGCTTCGTCACGGCGCTGCGCCGAGGCCACGTCTATCCGCGCGAGCGCTTGCAGCGCTACCGGAGGGTCTGATGGGCTACGCGAGTCGCTCCGGCCGCGCGATCACCAACCCGCACTCGCCGCGCGCCTTTGGCGTCTGCGATCGGTGCGGCATTTGGTACAATCTCTTCAAGCTGAAGTACCAGTACGAATGGCAGGGCACCCAGCTCATCAATACGCGCAAGCGCGTCTGCCAGCTCTGCCTCGATAAGGC